TTGTTGAGGCGCGAGGTCACGGCTTCCTTGAACAACTGCGTGACGGACTGACGCTTGGCGTCCGAGTTTGCGTCGTCCACCGAGTGCGGATCGTCGATGATCACGCGGTCGCCACGGTAGCCCGTGATGCCCGTGAACGCGCACGCCTGCCGCGATCCTGTGGCGGTTGTCTCAAACTTGCCCTTGGCGTTCTGATCACCCACCAGCTTGACGCGGTCGCCCCAGTGTCCCTGATACCATTCGTCGCTGACCAATCGACGCATCCGCAGGCTGTCACGCAGCGCGAGTTCAAGGCTGTGCGAGGCGCAGACGTACCGCATCGACGGCATGTTCTTCGGCCCCCACTCCCACGCGGGCCAGAACACACCCACCAGCAGCGACTTCATGGTGCCTGGCGGCACGTTGGTCAGCAGGCGGTTGTAATACGTGCCATCGTCCAAGATCAAGCCACTGGTGATAGCCTCAAGGTGCGCGCAGATGAAGTCGATGTGCCAGCCGTGGACATATTGCTGCTCAGGCTCAATGACATGCCACGCGGCCTTCACAAACGCGGCCAGTGATATCTCACAGCGCCTCTTCTCGATCACCTTGCGCTGCGCCACGGCGTCGATGGCAAACGGAAGCTTAATTACTGACATCAAGAATTTTTTCCAACGTCTCCAGTTCCTCAAGGGACAGATTGGACACGTCGATGGTGTTCTGCACCTTGATGGGCGCATCCTCAACGCCGCCGAGGAATGTCTTGTCGCCGTATTTCTTGGGATTCATGCGGCCTAGCGCCCACTTGCGCGAGTCAACGCGAAGCTTGCTGCGCTGGACATGCTCACCATTCAGCACCACCGATGTTGGGTCTTCCGAGTTGCGCAGCATGAAATCATTGCTGCCGTCGTCGGAAATGTCCATGATTTCTTCGAACATCGCGTCGGCCCGCATCTGGATGGCGCGCGCATATTGTGCCGACCGTTCAGGGTTTTCGTTCAAAATCTTCATCAGCGTGCTAATAGCTGGCATGTGATCATCTTTGCAAATAGTGCGGACGCTCTCGCCATCCACCATTCGCTCACACAGTTCGTCGAACAATTTATCGGTCATATTAAACTTCATCGCCGCCACCTCATTTATGGGATGGCGGCAATATAGCATGTGCAGGCAGTTCAGTCCAGTTGAGGGAATATCACCAAGGGCATTCTTCCCGTGCGCCCCATGCTTCCGACTGACGCTCTAACATCTGCATATGCGCGATGCTGCCGTCCTCGTCGTAAATTTCGCCTTCGCTCTCGTAATAATCTGCGCGATCTACTTCCTCTTCAAGCGCCGCCAAGACATCGGCAACCGTATCGGCTGCAACGGTTTGCTTGACGCCCAAATAACGTATCGTTCCCATCGGACCCTCTGCTGGAAAAGATGTGATGCAGCCGATGTCAACACCATTGCATAGGACGTTGTATATTGGGGTAAATGGCGCGACTTGCTGAGTGGTCAGGCGATTTGTCATTTTAATTCTCCATCTGAGCGAGGCTCAGTGCCTCTGGAACAATCTATATCAACTCACATCGGTGGATGCAAGAAGAAAATGCGCGGCCTCGGTGGGGAGTTACGTCACCTTGCCGCGCTGATGTGGATTGCACCCCTACTAAGGCGCGGCTCTCACACCTTACCGCCAGCATTTACCCGCTGGTCAGGGCAACCGAGCGGCGCAGCTTGGTCTTCATCTTCTGCGCCACATTAAACGGGACGGCCATACGCCCCATTTCATAATTCATCACCGAGTGTACGTGCATGCCAAGGGCAAACGACAGGTCGCTGCGCGTAAGCTGCATTTTCCTGCGCGTCTCCTTAAAATCTTCCTTGGTCATGTATGGCTCGATCACGCCGCTGCGCTGCAGGGACGCCCGTGCGATGTCTTCGCCCAACTCGGTCAGGAAGTACACACGCTGCATTGGGTCGGCCTGCGGCCCGATTGGCTTGGCCACGCCCTTGCGGCACATCAGAGCCAGTGAGAGAGTTGCTGACCGTGGCGCGAGGCCCAGTCGGCGGCTCAACTCTCCCGCCGTCCACATCACAAATTCTTTCCGTGATTTGTGCCAGAATGCGTTCATCATAAAACGCATATCGTAATCCAGTGACTGCGTGAGGTTTGCCGCCTTGATATCCTCGGCCCAGCTTTCGCGCAAAGCATCCTCACTCCAGCTATCAAAAATATCGCTCATGTTCATTCTCCTTTAGGTCTGCTGATTTTGGTTTGCTTGACGCCCTCGCGCTCATTATGCTCCTTGATGGTGGCTTTGACGGTGACAGTCTGCTTGTCTTGGCCGAGGACGTTGGTCCCCTTGTAAATTACGACGTTGCCATCGGCGTCGTTCATAATGTGCAGGTATGACGCACCATACACACCATCAATCACGATTACCTTGCGGATCGTGACGGTAAACATCTGGCGCGCACCCACGGTGCCAATCCAGTTGGACGTGGCAGCCTCCTCTGCGCGCTTGGCGGCATAGCCTGCCACACGCTCTTCGGAACGCTTGATCATTGCCAGTGCGGCGTTGTGCTGGCCATCGGTCAACCCGCCCCACACATTTACGCTGTCTTTCAGGGTGCTGTAGAACGTGCCGTAGGATGCCTTGATCACTGGGTGCGCGCCAGCAAGGCTGCCATCCTCACGGTACGTTGGCTCAAACTCGCCCATCTCGAACAGGAAGTCATTGATGCGCTTTGCGCCAGTCAGCGCCATCCAGTTTCTGTTGCGGGTCTTGGCCGCGTTCAGCTTAATGTTGCGCGCAATCGCGTTGTCATAGGCGACTTCGTTCTCGATGAAATTTCCACGGTTCGACATGATATTCTCCAATGTTGAGCGGGGCGCAATGCCCCATGGAAACTAAGTAACATGACCCATCGGGAGCCGCAACAACTATTTTCAAGGATACGGCATTCTCTCGTATTTTATCGCCCGCTCGGCCTTGGCGCGGAACCCACGTGACCCGATGATCTTGATGTACCGATGCTTGCGTGGCCGTGGCGCGAGATAGAAATCATCGCCGTACTTGTCACGCATTGCCTGCGCCCGATTTGGCACGCCACGGAACTCGTCAGCGATGGTAATACCATGCAGATGTTCCATGCCACGGACGGCCCAGTTGGTGCGCTTGGCAGACAGGCCGTGGTAGGTGAAGCTGCACGCCTGATACACCACGCCACGGTGGCCCTGCTCGGTGTCAGCAAACGAGATCACGATGTGGTTGCCCCCGATCATCCGCAGGCTGGCCGACACCAGCATAGACGCATCGTTCTTGATGTTTTGATCCAGCACCAGTCTGTTCAATTCCAACACAGACCCCGCAAAATCGGCACCAGCGATGCCATTGCGCAGTGGGCTGGAAGCTGGGGTGCCATAGGTCACACAGCCCACCAGTGCGCCGTCTCTGAACAGCCCAAAGGCATAACTGATTGAGGGCCAGCGATGGGCGTAATGCACCCCCACCACCAGCCTCTCGCACTCCGCCCGCGTGATCCGCTTGACTGTCAAAACGGTACATCCCCATCGGCATACCAGATACCACACATGTTGGGCGCTGGGGAAGGCTGGGCCGCTGTCTCCAGCAGCCCAATCCACCGCATGAACATCACCAGTTCGGGGGGCATCAAAAGTCCTCCAAATGAAGAGTAATAACCCCACCCACTGAATCAATCCGCACCACGCCGATGCGGTTGTCAGTCGCGCTTTCATCTGCAGCCTTACGGCTTGGATGTTTGCGCATGACCAACTTAGCGGGATCATCATCTTGGTATACGTTGCACCAAACTTTGACTGTCTGCTCAATACCACGGTACACCAAGCCGAATTTGTTTGGCTTTGTCTCCTGCGGCTGCCACACGCCGTTCTCGGTCAGCACTATCCAGCCGTGGGGCCACTCCAGAAGAGTGGCGCGCTCACGTTCCAAAAGCAACTCAAGTGGTCTGTTGTTTTTTGTGGGTCGAAAAACCATCTTACTCACTCCCAATTAAAAGTTGTAATCGTAATACCGACGTGGCTCGTCGGACACCACGTAGCGGTCGCCGTTGCGGTCATACCACTTGCCATCCTTGCGCTGTCGGATGCGGATCACAAGGCCGTCAGCGTTCGGGGTGATTTCCCACCGCTGATCCTCGCCATTGGCCACGTTGCCCAAAAACCCACCGCCGAAGAATTTCTTCTCCCACTCCAGTTCGACCGCCGCCATTTCGCGCACTTCAAGCAATTTGTCATTCACCACGCGGATCACCTCGTGGGGGTGGATGTCGGACCAGCCGATCATGTTTGCGTATTTTTTCATGTTTTATCTCCAGTTTGTGTTTCCGATGTGACCTCAATAACATCAACAACAGGCATTGCAAGCAAAAAGTGGATAGTGCCTTTATAGTGTAGTGGTCACTAAGCACTTTTTGATACCTAAGTCATTGATAAATATAAGAAATATAGATAGTATATAGTGTATATAGTATATAGTATATATATATATATATTTCTCTTCTTCTTCCTTTTTCTTTATATAGGGGGGGGGGTACCTCCCTATCTATGTATCTGTGTATATGTGTATACTATACACTATCCACTCTAACTACTAATTACCCTACGTAATATCGTTTACATTCAATAACTTAAGCATGAAAAAGTGCGTAGCAGCCACCCACTACGCACTCCACTAACTACTCACTCAAGACCCGTCTTGCCGCCCTCTTGCTCAGTTTCTAAAGTTGCCACATGGATGTAGTGATATTTTGGTAGAGCCGCCGCTGCCCTTTCGGCTCTCCCAATGTTTGTGTAAAACGAAACTTTGTACCCCTCGATGTCTTTGATTTTCTCTTCGTGATGCTTAACGCACACGGCTGGCCACTTTGCACAGAAATCATCAAAGTCGTCGTATGGCTCAAGCAAATCAGCGCCAATTTTTATACGCAACAAATCATCACTTTCAAAACAATTCACGCGCCACTCGTACTCTGCCATCAATACTCTCTTGCTTGAGTAATGGTCAGCGATTTGTTTGATCTCGCTGTCTCGGTTAAACTTTGACACCACGGCGTATGCATAAACGTTCCTGTCGGAAATCCTCTGGTGACGCTTACCGTCTGGGTCGCGGATAAAAAACACTGCCCGTGGCGGCTTTGGCTTTTCGATCATGCCGATGCGGGCCAAGGCATTTATGGCGTCCCTGATGTGCTGCGCCATCCCGTCCAAGACGATCCTGTCGTCATAGACCTCGACGCCGTCGGTGTTTGCCGCATACTCCCGTGCGGCGTCGTTTGGCTTCACCTCAATAATAACCCTGGTCATCTCACGCCTCCTTTGCGTCTGGGTAAAGTCTGGCCTTGTGCGCTGCCGCCAAAGCCTCGTCGTGGCCATCAAGGGACCAATGAAACCGCGCCTCTTTGATGTCTTCTGCGGTCGGCTCCTTGTCGCCCTGCTTGTCCCACCAGATGTCGTCGGTGTCCCACCAGTCAGCATAATACCCAAAGTCGCCGTCGGTGAAGTGGTGTGTCTTTGTAACTCGCATATCTCTCTCCATAAATGATGGTGGGGGCCGAAGCCCCCAGTTGATTACTCCACCAAGCCTTTTGCTTTGACACGGATCGTCTCGACCAGCACAGGCTTCTTGCACAATTCGATCTCGGCGTCGGTCAGGAAGTTCTTAAGCAACGAAGCGTCGAGACGCATTTGCTCGGACAGGCTCAATTTGAGGTCACAGGTGACCCCAACGATGGTTTCCACGCCCATGGCCTTGATCTCGGCCTTCAGCGCATCTAGCGCCTTGGTTGCCGTGTCTGCGGCGTTTTTGAGGGCGGCGTAACGGTCTGCAAGGGTAACGGTCATTCTAATCTCCATCTGGTTGGCGAGGCTCACTGCCTCATGTAATCTACATAAATTATAATAATTGACATTACAACAACTATTTTCACTGTTGACGAAACTATTTTCACGTCATACAAGGACCGAACGGACATTAAAATTAGGAGTGAAAAATGACAAAACTGAACAACCTCACCGAACTTGCAGAGTTCTTGAAGAACATGGACAACAACAGCTCACGCCGTAAATTGGGTTTTGACATGGGTGTGAGTTATATCGACCGAGATGGAACAAATCACCCCTGCGGCTCCGCTTGCTGCATCGGTGGCTGGGTTCAATTCCACAACAAGGCAACCCGCCATATGTGGGTTGAGGATGCTCTGATGACCATATGCCCAGACGGCACGTTGGAGGGTGAAGCATACAAATTGTGTTACCCAGACGGAATACGGGCAGCTTGGAAAGCCACGCCACAGCAGGCCGCACGGGCCGTTGAAATCCTGCGCGACACGGGTAAGTGCGACTGGGACCGCGCCATTACGGAGGTGCCAGCGTGATCCACAAAGCCCTGCTGACCGATGGGTCGGCCCTGTCCCTCTTGGCGCTTGCACACATTGAGCGCCACGACGACATCATCCGCGATCTGGAGAAGAAGATCGCCACGCTGTCGGCTGAGATTGATTTCTTGGCCGACCGCACCGCCACCAAGATCGTGGCCCCGAACATCAACTGCATCCTTGCCTTAGAAGAGGCTGGGATGCCCCAAGCAGCATCAGTCCTAAGGAGAATGAAATGACCAGCATTTATAATATTGCAATGGTGTGCCATGAGGCCAACCGCGCATGGTGCGCCGCCAACGGCGACCACAGCCAGCCGCATTGGGACAATGCGCCAGACTGGCAGACCAGAAGCGCGATTTTGGGTGTCCGCCACGCTCTGGCTTTTCCTGATGCAACACCAGCAGAGAGCCACATGGATTGGATGGACGCCAAGTTTGATGATGGTTGGGTGTATGGCGAGGTCAAAGACCCTGTTGCTAAGACGCACCCCTGCATGGTCGAGTATGATGACCTGCCAGAGTTTCAGCGCAAGAAAGACGCGCTGTTCCTCGCCATCGTGAGGGCATTGTCATGACGATGAAGGTAATCACTGGTGATGGGATGCGGGCTGAAGATGTCAGCGATGAAATGGCAAAACGCATCAAAGCTTTGATTTATGAATACAAAGGGAGGACGACAGTGGCAGCGGTTATTGGCGTCCTGACAATCGTGCAGCATGAAGTGATTGGAGAGCAAAGATGACTGATGAAGAACTGATTAAACGGCTAAGATCGCTAGATGTGACTGTGCGACACGCCGCAGCCGCCCGCATTGAGGCGCTGGTGAAGGAAGTGGATGCTCCTCACGAGGAAGCAATGGAATGGATTGCAGCATGGGGACATGCACGTAAAGGTCAACTTGAAGCAGAGGCCAAGCTGGCTAAGGCTGTGGAGGCGCTGAAGAACATCGCACATGGTGGCGGGTATACCGACATGCAGATTGCCCGCAACGTGCTGGCTGAACTGGAGAAAACAGAATGATTAAGCGCATCCATGTAAACCAGCACATCGTTAGGGCAAACAAAACATCAGAAACAAAAAGCCCAGCCTTGTCTGTGAAGACATACAACAGCAACACGCCTTGTTATGAGGTGTCCATCCTTGGCCCAAGTGTGGTTGTTTACAGGCCAGAAAAGCCCCTCTCTTGTGGGGCAAAGGTTTGGATTGAAACAGAGGCGGAAATTATTATGACAACCGAACTGGAGAAAACAGAATGATGATCCAACTAAACCCACCGATACCAGTCAACACCCCGAAAGGGTCGGCCTTGGCCCATGTCATGGTAGACTATGGCATTGAACACAACATCAACTGGGTGTGCTTCCAGGACGAAACTGGAGAGTGCTGGACATGGTCAAACAGCGACATCAGGGCGCAGAAAAACATTACCTATGGAAGGCTTACCGAATGATCACCATCTGGACAATCATGGTCATCACCTTTGGCGAGGGCCAATTCCAAGGCTACGAGACGTTCTTGCCGTTTAGCAGCAGCAGCATCTGCGGCGAAAACATCATGCCAATGCGCGAAGAACTTGAGGCCGACGGCCTTGAGATTGAGATGATCCGCTGCATCAAAACCACAATAGAATCAGGAGAAATTGAATGATCAAGATCGAAAAAGGAATACCCGTGGGACTGCCGCGCCACAAGCACACGGAGTTTTATGAGATTTTCAAGTGCATGGTGGCGGGCGACAGCTTTGCTTTAGCGGCCAATACCTTGGAAGAAAAACGATTTGCCCGAACAGTCCACGCAACGTTTTGCCATTACGGGAAAAAGCACGGGTGGAAAGTTTCCTGCCGCACCGTTGATGGCGTCATGCGAAACTGGCGGGTATCTTGATGCCGCAGCACAAACGGCCACCGCCGACGCCCGAAGAGTTGGCGGTACTTACCACGCACACCCTCAAGCAGTCTGCGGCAATCCTCGGCCTGTCCTATGACAGGGTAAGGCGCATCTGCGTAGACAACAACGTGCAATATATCAGGCTGCGGAGCGTTCCCTCACATGAATGGGGAAATGCCTCAAAGCGCGCACGTCGCATGTGGTTGGACGGCAGCACCATCTATGAAATATCCAAACAAACGCGAATGGAGTTAGACAGGTGTTGTCAAATGGTTGGCATCTCCACAATACCAAAATGCCTGTTGCATCTAAAGCGCGACGTGGTGGATTGGATATTGCTGCAAATGCCCAGCGGAGATATGGGCATAGACGAGTTTATCGGAATTTTGCTGACCGAGATGTACGAAGAAGATAAATAAAAAAGGGGGGCAAAAATGCCCCCCTTACTCATTCTGGCCAGTCAAATGGCCTGTGTCCGTCTATGTACGCCATGATCAACCTGACCATCCGTGGCGCTGGCCGACGATACTGGGAACTTCCCTCGCTTAGTTCCATTTTTCGGATGGTCGAGGCGTCGGTGTCCAGCATCTGTGCAAATTGCGAAACTGAAATTCCCAAGTACCGACGCGCATTTTTGACCTCACTAGGACTCATTGTCAGCGTCCGCCATTTGGTTGCCCACTTCAAGGGCAATGGCAATTGCGCGCTGCGCCAACTCTGTGGGTGACAGGGTTGTGTTTGACGCGGCCCCTTGGAGGGCCGCAGCGACGAGTTGCATAAATCTATCCATCATCATTACTCCTTGTATTCGATGATATTGGTGGAAAGCTTGCCCATCATTTCTGTGAGCGGGTTCAGGAACTCGACTTCGATGCCGATCTCACGGCCCTTGTCGATGATGCGGCCAAGCGAGGCGATGAAGTCATTGCGCTTGGCCTCTTGGATGGACGGAAGGCCGTCAACGAAGGTATTTGCGCGTGCAAACAGCACCTCAAAGCCTTCATTCACGGTCCCGTGGTAAAACTGGTCCTTGCAGGATTCACCAGCCGCCGTGCGGTATTCCAGATTGATGGTAAGTTCATATCCGATCCAACGGATGTAGGACGTAACCTTGGGCATGTAGTAGCCCTTGGCTGCAACTTTTTCTTCCAGTGCGATTGCTGCATTCATAATTTCAAAAGGTGTCATCGTAATCTCCATGTTGGCGAGGCCCATTGCCTCTGGTTCAACTATTATCGTGTGGCAATTGCCCCGTCAACATCTATTTTCACACTAAGATGTACCGCGTGATGGTTTTCTTTGTAAACTTGTGAATTGAGTCCTGCGTCTTGGCATGCCCACCGTCAACCATCTTCTGCAGGCACGTCTCGATGTCTGCGCGCTTGAACGGGCGACACTTGTTTACGATCACGCCCAGCGTCTCTCCCTCGTCGCCTGATATGGCGTTTGCAATCCGCGCCCGTAGAGCCTCGCCAGGGGCGTCTTTCATGCGGTCATTGGATACCACAAGGCGCATCTTCTCGATGATGTCCCGCTTGATCAGGGCGTAGGCCCAACGCACATGCTGCTCGGTGCGCAGCCCTTCGGGGATGGACAGGATGAAGGACACCTTGGCCACCTGCTCATACCCACGCAGAAACAGCGCCTCAAGGCCCGCCCCAGACTTGTTCTGGTCCGCCAGCATGTCGAACACGTCGGCCACCTGATTGAGCATCTTGCGGGCCTCTGCCGATGTCGGGATGACGATCTTCGGCCCGTAGTATTCGATCCGCGCACCCTTGCCACCCATCATATCAAAGCTGCCCCCAGACGCGATCTGGCGCAGGGTGTTCTGCATCTTCTCTGGCATATCAATCTTCTGCCAATTTTTCTTACGTGGTGGCGTTGTGTCCCGCTCGGTGCATAGGATGGCGCGGGCAATGAAACCGTTTGTCGCCGTCTCGAAGGTCACCATGTTGTCAAAATTGTGGTTTGTGGTGAAGCCAGACATCGACAGAAACGGCTTTTCAATTCCCTGATCAATGTTGTCGATCTGGTGCTGCAGGCTTGCCATGCGCCGATCAAAGGCAGGTTTCGGCCCATGTTCCTCAATGGCTTTTTCAAGCTGCATCATTTCCTTGCGCATGGTGGATTTTACCTCGTCGCCCATGTCACCACTTAGCAGGAAAAACTCGTCACCCTTAGAGTACACCGACATCAGCGTGCCGAATATGCCTTCAAGATATTGCGCGCCGCCCTTCTCTTGCGCGTTCTTGACCTTGTTTAGGAAGAACCCGATCTCGTCAATGATGTAAAAGCTGGGCTGGTTTCTGACAAGGTTTCGAACGATCTCTTGCTCTGACTTGATTGAGCCGTGCGTGGCTGCCGACAGGTCACAGATTTTGTGGATTTCCTTGACTGCGCCCTGTACGGCCTCCTTGCCGCTGCCAGACCCCGCGACGTTGAAGACAAACAGGTTTGACGTGACGTTGTCCATGTCATCGACGTACTTGCTGTTGCAGATGTTCCCCAGCGCGAAGATTGCGCCCATGACTGAAAGCCTTTCCCGCTTGCGCCGCGATCTGCTTTCGATCCACTCCGCGATCTGGCCAGAGAGGCCTGGGGGACGCAACAGGTCGATGCTGCTGATGTCGATGTCAACAAGGTCCGCTTCCTCGACTGGCGCATCCTCAAACTGAATGGTTGGCGTGAAGGTGACAGGCCTGACCCATCCGCCCTGCTCGGCGTAGTGGACCAGCGTGGCTAGGGTGACGGGGTTTGATGATCGGCCAAACGAGTGCCACTTTTTCTGCATCTCGTCAGAATCGTATTTCAGGCTCTGCGCGCTCCACTTGTCCCAGACGGCAAATGCTGACCCGCCAGACGCGTGGTGTATCGACATGCCCACTTTAACCCAAACCTCATACTCGTCGTACAGATCGACGTGTGACGCCATGTCAGCCAAGTCTTGATGGGACACGTCGATGTCGATGCCATTCACTTCAGTGCGGTGCTTCTCAGGCACGCGCAGGGCGTCCAGCAGGCTGGCTGGGCATTGGTCGATGTCGTCAATCGACCCGTACAGAATCTCGTACCGATTGCCACTGGCGTGCATCGATCCAGCGCCCACGACAAACGCCGCGCCGCTCTTGAAGTCGATGCCCTTATACTTGTTGAGTTTCGACACCAGAGACGTGCCACTCGGCACCGTGAAATACAGATGCTTTGATCCGCCGCCCGATCCTGTGCCGACAATCAGCCCAGAGCCTGCGACTTCAGGGTGGTCAGCCAGAAGATCGGCATAGCCCTGCAGGCCGCCGTTTCGGGCATCAACATCAACGACGACTGTGTCCTTGTTTAGGACGAGGCCCCAGCCCGTCTTAAAGTGGCCCATAAGTTCCATCGTCTCAAACTGCTCCTCGGACCAGCATGGCGTGTGCTGCCAATTGCTGACGCGGGGATGCTTAAACAGGCTCTTGTCTGGACAGTGTGGGTTGCCACATTCGCACTTTCCGTCGGGGCCACGGCCATGAAGGCCGAATACGCTGTATCCTGCCTCCCAGAACTCACGATATTCCATAATTCATCCAAACAGGTGCGCTGACAGCGTTTCAAGTGTATCGCGGTTCGGCTTGGTCTTACCGTGGGCAATTTTCCAAACCGTGTTATAGTGCAGGCCAGTCTTTTCTGCCACAAAGGTTAAGTATCTGCCAACTAAGGCTTTTTTCACCAAATCCAACAGTTCATCATCATCGAGCATTCTTTTTTCCTCAAAAGTGTGTGGTGTGTGTGTTGACATACCCACATTAGGTCCGTATGGTCAAGCCCGTAGAGAAGAAGAAAAGGAGAGAAGATGAGTATTCTTGCTACTGCGGGAAAACCGCAAAAACGCCCAGTGGCGATCACCATTCTCGGTGACGCGGGCCTCGGTAAGACAAGCCTTGCCGCTACGTTCCCCAAGCCAATCTTTATCCGATCAGAGGACGGGCTTCGGTCTGTGTCTGACGCGATGATGCCCGACGCGTTCCCGCTGATCAAGTCTGTTGAAGACTTGTGGGGCCAGTTGACGGCGTTGATCCGCGAAGAGCATTCGTATGAGACGCTCGTGATCGACACGGTCACCACGTTGGATGCGATCTTCTCGGATTACGTCCTTGAATCCGACCCAAAGAAACCAAAGAGCATCAATCAGGCTCACGGTGGATATGGCGCGGGCAACAACATGATTGCAAGCCTTCACCGCCGTGTACGTAATGCGGCTGGCTTGCTGATGGATCGCGGCATGAACGTGGTGTTTGTGGCCCACGCAGAGACGGTTCGGATTGAGCCGCCAGACGCAAGCCCATACACCAAGTATGCCATGCGGATGAAGGAGCAATCCACCCTGCCGTACACTGACAACGTGGACGCCATCGGCTTCATTCGGCTTGAAACCTACGTGGTTGGCGACGGCGACCTGAAGAAAGCCCACTCTGATGGCACGCGCCAACTTGTGTGCCACGCAATGGCTGCAAACGTCTCAAAGAACCGTTTCGGCATCAACGAGCCAATTACTTTGGAAATCGGGGTCAACCCGTTTGCCCAGTACCTGCCGAAACCCATTAAAGTTAAGAAGGAAGACGTGAAATGAGCGATTTTTGGAAACTGTCAGACAACACTGACCTCAAAGACGAAGAAAGCAACGGCGCGTTTGACGCTGGCGGTGGCAAGATTGAGATCATCCCAGAGGGGACTCAAGCCTTGGCTGCAATCGACGAGGCTAAGTGGGACCGCGCCACAGATGGCGCTAAGTTTATCAGCCTGCGTTGGACCTTGCTGCAGCCTGAAGAGTTGGCGAACCGTAAGATTTTTCAAAAGGTTTGGGTTGACGACTACGACCCAGGCACCTTTGATAAAGAAAAAAAACCTACATCAAAATCCGTAACGAAAAAGGACAAGGCAAAGCGGATGTTGATGGCAATCGACGCTAACTCAGGCGGAAAGCTGGCGGCGAAAGGTGTGATGCCGACCGATATCGACCTCACGTCGTCCTTAACGATGAAGCCCATGGTCATCAAGATTATGGAGTGGCAGCAGACAGACCGCATGACTGGCGCGCTGATCGAGGGCAACTGGGTCGGCGCGGTCGCGCCAAAGAACTCTGAGCGCACCAGCCCAGAAGAACTGGCAAAGCTGCAGGCGTCTCAGGCGAAGGCGTCGGCTGGGCGTGGCCCATCCCGCAAGGAACTGGACGACGAGATTCCTTTTTAAGTTGTAAAAACAGGGGGCGCCTTCGGGCGTCTCCACCTTATCATTATGGATGGATTGAATATGGAACAGAGATCACAAGAATGGTTTGACGCCCGCAAGGGCCGCATCACAGGCTCAATGGTGGGGGCGATCCTCGGCCTTGACCCCAACTGCACCCGCGACGAGGCAATGCGCCGCATGGTGCGTGCCTATCACGGCGCGCCGTCAGAGTTTAAGGGCAACATCGCCACCCAGTGGGGCATTACCCACGAGGACGAGGCGCGTGAGGCGTTTCAGCACGACTTAGGACACCTTGTTAAACCAGCCAGTTTTGTGGTTCATCCCGATCTTCCGTGGATTGGCGCAAGTCCAGACGGCTTAATTGGCGATGGTGCGCTGATTGAAATCAAGTGTCCTTTTGGTTTGCGTAACACAGAAGCCCCAGTTCTATTTAAATCTGTGGAGGAACAGCCGCATTACCACGCACAGATGCAAGTCCAAATGTTTGTTACTGGAAAGCCGCACTGCTTTTTCTGGCAGTGGACGCCGCACGACAGTAAAATTGATTATGTCTATTACGACAGAAGCTGGATTGAAAAAAACCTCCCCAAGCTTAAGGCGTTCTATCAAGAATTTCTGGTCGAGTGCGACGAGCCAGACGCCTACCTTGAAGACAAGCGCGCCACTGTAGACACCCCACGGGCGCTTCAGATGGTGGCCGAGTACAACGATCTTCAGGATGCCATCGCGCGCGCCGAAGATCGCAAAAAGGAACTTTTGGAAAGCATTGTTGAGATGTGCGGCGGTGAGAATGCTGTATTTGGCGGTAAGAAACTGATTAAGGTTGAAAAGGCTGGCGCGATTTCATACGCGAAGGCGATCAAAGAACTTGCCCCAAATGCCAACCTTGAGCCGTGGCGTGGCAAACCGTCCATGTACTGGACCCTGAAATGACACTCCGCCCGTACCAACAGGAATCCCACGACGCCATCATGTCGTGGGTGAAAACCAGTCGTTCCCCATGCTGCATTGAGGCGGCGACAGGTGCGGGCAAGTCCCACATCATCTCCGCCGTGGCTGAATCAATCAACAAGATGTCTGGGGGCAAGCATATCCTGTGCTTGGCCCCATCCGCCGAGTTGGTGGTGCAGAATGCCGACAAGTACAAACTGACAGGTGCCAAGGCGTCCATCTTCAGCGCATCCGCAGGACAGAAAAGCCTACGGTATCCCGTTGTATTCGGGACGCCCGTGACTGTCAGCAACGCCATATCTCGCTTTGGGAACCAATTTGCGGCGGTGATAATAGATGAATGCCACGGGCTGACGCCGACGGTCAAATCCATCATCGACGCCATGCGGGACGCCAACGAGAACCTGCGCGTGATTGGCCTGTCTGCTACGCCATACCGTATGAATACGGGGTATGTGTTCAACAAGTGGCCAGACGGCACGCCTGTGGCCGAGTGGCAAACCAAGGCCCCCTATTTTTCCGCCTGCGTTCACCGCATCAGGGCAACTGAACTGATTGAGGCGGGGTATCTGACGCGGCCATATGTGTCTGAGACGGGCGGTGAAGCCTATGAGACGATGGCAATGGAGATCAACACCACGGGGAAATTCAACGCCTCTGATGTTGACAGGGCATACCACGGGCATGGCCGCAAGACATCCCTGATCGTGGCCGACATCGTCACCCGATCCGCAGACCGCAAGGGCGTGATGATCTTTGCGGCCACCGTGCAGCACGCCCAAGAGGTCATGGCCAGCCTGCCATCTAACTTGTCGGCCTTGGTGACAGGTGAGACGCCAAAGGCAGAGCGTGACCGCATTCTGGCGGCGTTCAAGGCGTACAAGATCAAGTACCTCGTAAACGTTTCGGTCCTCACCACAGGGTTTGACGCGCCGCACGTTGACGTGGTGGCCCTCCTACGCGCCACTGAAAGCGTCGGCCTGCTGCAGCAGATCATAGGCCGTGGCCTGCGCTGGGACGAGGGCAAGAATGACTGCATGATCTTGGACTATGCGCAGAACATCGAGCGCCACTGCCCCGATGGGGACATCTTCAACCCAGAGATCAAGGTTTCCGTTTCGGGCGGTGAAATGTCAGAGTTGAAGGCTGTCTGCCCGTTGTGTGAGGCCGAAAATACGTTTGCGGCGCGGCCAAATTTTGACGGATACCAGATCGACATCCATGGGCATTTTCTCGATCTCGACGGAAACCCCATCGAGACGGAGTGGGGGCCAATGCCAGCGCACTTTGGGCGCCGTTGCCGAGCCACCGTCAACGTGGCGGGAGACGAGGTCCAGTGTCACCACAGATGGACATTCAAGAAATGCGGTGCGTGTGACGCCGAAAATGACATCGCGGCGCGGTATTGCATTGAGTGTAAGGCGGAAATAGTTGACCCCAACGAAAAGCTGGCCGTTGACTTCAAGAATATGAAAAAAGACCCAACACGCCGACAGACCGACAAGGTTGTGGAGTGGAAGGAGCGGGATCACATCTCAAACTCTGGAAAGGCCACGCGCAGGGTTGACGTGGTCACCCCTTATAGGTCATTCTCATTCTGGGTGCTAAAAGAGCCGACGTTCCACAAGGCCAGAATCCAGAAGGCCCTGTTTGACAATCTTGGCGGGTCAGTACCCAAGACGATTACATATGCAAAAGACGCCGACAGCGGTTTCTACAGCGTCTTTGCTTACAATGAGAGTGCAGATGAAAGTCCCCAGCGACCTAAAAGTATACGGTGACATGGACTTCCGAGGGAAATGCCCCTCGGAGGCTCTGGAACAGGTAACTTTTTTTGCAAGGGTTCGGCGTCACCACCCTAAATATGGCGCAATCGCCATACACCCCCGAAACGAGGGTAAGCGCACGCACCTGCAGGCGGCGAAGGAAAAGAGCGAGGGGATGACAACGGGCGCGACCGACATCATCATACCATCAAAACCCAGCTTTGTGTGCGAGTTGAAGCGCCGAGATCACATGCTTTCTTCCCTTCATCAGGCTCAGATTAATTACATGCGTGCGGCGCAGGATGCAGGATGTTTTGTGTGTATCGCGCTGGGCGCTGATGCTGCGTGGCAGGCGTTTGAGGAGTGGCTTGATGCTAAAGCCGAGTGAGCGTATTAGACGCGTGTTGACTGGCAAGGTAAGGCTTGAAGACGAGGACGACTCGATCCAATCCGTGTGCAGCAAACATATCTATGATGCGGCAATCTCCATCTTATCCATGAATGGAAAGGTGGCGAGACAAAACGCGCTGTCCAGACTGCCAGAATTAATCCGACCCCACGTTGAAAACGAGGTGTGGAGGATTTACAAAAAGAGGAATGCACGATGAAATTTTATATTACTCTGAACATGCCGTCACGAAGCGGAAATTCTATTCACCAAGTGATCGGTGAGCATGAAGCTGAATCTGTACATGATTTTGTCTATACCCTGAATGAGTGCGACTTTATTGTCGTTGAGGAGTTTTACCGAAAGCAAGATGGCGGCGGGTATTACAGCGTGGGCGATGTAATTCTGAACACGGCGCACATCGGCAAGGTTAAGGCGTCTGAAAAATGAACCATAAAAAGAAAGTCCCCACAATCACGCGCAGCTTTAAGCACCCACGGGTGGCATATATCATCATCCCCATTGGAATGGTGCCTGACATCCCATTTGTTGACGTTATGGTAAATCAGCACGGGGATATTGCGTTCAAGTTTCACGAGGGTGGTGATTCCGTTGCCAACAAGACCAGCAAACAAAGCGCGACCATTCGGATTACATTCCCCGCATCAGTGGTTGAGAGCCTACCCATTGGCAGGTTCAACTGTAACCTTGTACGCAGCGGCGGTGACCTGTACAGGGTCGTGTGGGTTTAATCTTTACCTAAACACTGCAAACGACATACCGCCGCCCGTATTGGCACCGTTTGCCATTGTGAAGCCTGTAGTAGTTTTGCTTCTTATATGGGGGTAACGAGTGTTACTCTCGCCGCCAAATCCACCAAGGACAACAGAATAGTTTGCGTCCTGCATTGCTGTGGTGAAAGTCACAGTGGTCGGGTTTAAGCCGCTAATTGATGCTACGTTTCCGCCTGAAACG